CGCTCGGAAATGCCCAAGCCATCTCAGCTTCGTTAGAAGCTACCGGGTTGTTACTCATTCTCATCTTCCTTCATCAGGTTGTTTAGGATTTCGAGGGCCTCTTGCAGGCCCGCGTTGTGACCGACCAGTCGAACGTAAGACTCCCAGTTCGTCGCATTACCAGCAACGAGGGACGCGGCTATTTCAGCCTGCCTAGCCTTAATTCCACCAATCAGATCCGAGAGGGTTCTCATTTTTTCTTAGCCTGTGATAAGCCTCCTGACTGTTTGGTTGGGGTTGTGCTGCCACCCTTCATGCTCTGGCCGTCGAGCTTTTCGCCCATAGCCATGCGTTTGTGCTGAGGCACATTGATGCTCTTTTGCTCTTGATCACTCGTTGCCATAGTTTTCTCCTTGGGTTGGTACAGCCTTGCTTTGCTCGAAATTGAGCTTTGCCGCATCGCGTGTTAGGCGGGCTGTTTCGATGCGTTCTTTCATCTCTTGGTCGCTGGTTGCAATGGCCAACTTCATTTGCAAGTCTTCCATTGCTTCCTGCTGGTCCTGTTGCAGTTTGGCCATGTCCATTTCGATCTTGGCGGCCAAAGCTTTGTCCTTGAGGCCCATCTCTGCCTCGTCGCGTTTGGCGCGGCGCTGGGTCTCGGCCATGCTGGTGTCCAGCAGCACCTTGGTGTCTGGCGTCATCTGTGGCTGCGGCTTGAACTGCTGGAGACCCTGCACCAATTGCTGGATCACAGGCATGATGCCCTTGAGCGTTTGGTCCGCATCCAGCTCGACGTGCTGCGAAGCCAAGGCAAACAGTTTGTCCACCGCCTTGGGGTCTTTTTGCAAGTCGTAGTCCTCGAGCTTCTCGCCCATGGCCTTCTGGACGTAACCCGTCATGCGGTTCAAGTACCACAAAACAATGTGCTGCTTGATGTGCTCGACCGACTTGGGCAGGTAGGCTGGCGCAATGATGGGGTTGCCACCAAAGATCGGACTCTTTGCAAAGTCCAAGTGCGCTTGAATGTGGCCAAGGTGGTCCTGCTCGGGGTAGGCGTAGGCGGCTTGGCCAATTGCCATGGCCACGTTCTCGTTGGCCGCGTCCATCTTGACTGGCGCTGGAACGTCAACCATGATTTCGTTGATGCCGGGCACTTTGATCTGCTTTAGGAAGCGCTGAATCACCACTTTCTTGTTAAACAGCTCAGGATTTTTGTCCATGATGGCCATGACCGCTTGGGTCTGTGCCATTCGCTGGGTTTCGCTGAAAATGTGCGGGTCGGAGACCGGAATCACGTCGGTAACGCGGGCAAAGTCCTCGCGCTTGACCTCCAGATCCTCCACAACCTCGCCGCGCTGCATGTCATCCAAGTACCAACGGTTGATTCGGCTCAAAACCTTGAGCACACGGCCCTGAGACTCGTGCAAACGGGCGTGAATGGAGCTGAATACGGCCGCACCCTGCTCAATCAGCGCCTGAGTCGTGCCAACCGGGGTGTTGGAGTTGACGTCAGCAATTTTTTCCTCTGCGGTGGTCACCACGCCTTTGGCGGCGTTGGTCAACCAGCCCAAAAGCTCGAAAAGCACAGGCGATGGTGGGTTAAACGGCATGGGCATGGCCATTTTGCGCACGTCATCCACGCCGGGAGCGCCTTCGATCTCCACAACTTGCGTGACTTCAATTTCTTGGGACTGGCCAGAGATCTTGCCGCCCTTGAGCTTCAGGAGCGTCGCAGCGTTGTTGATGTGGGCAGAGTCCAACAGAGCACGCAAAGCGCCTGTAAGGGCCGCCGAGAGGCCGCCAATGAGCTGTGGCAGGCCAACTGCGTATGCACCGCGCCATGGAATGAATTTGAACTCAATCACCCAGTCCAATTTGGTGTAGGTGTCGTCGCCTTCTTCCCAGTTTCGGTACAGGCCGATCACCTCGGTCGACAGATCGTCGATCATCAGGATGTACGGGGCCATCTCGCCTTTGGTTTCGGGGTCGTCTTCCAGCTCCAGCCATGTGTAGATGTGGTAGACCCGGCGCACGGCATCTTCGTTGTCGTTTTGCGACTTTCCTTCGACCTTGTTCGTGGCTTTTTGTGCCCCGGTCATCTCTGGGTCCATCGTTGCGCGGGTCATTGAGGTCTCGCGGTACAGGCCAGACTGCACGCGGCGCTTGTAATCCCAGTCGGAGATGTCGTCCACCTCGGTAAAGCGCTCGGCCGTGTAGAAGTTGCCTGATGCGTAGGGCAAAAGCACGTTGTCGATGGGCAAAAACTGGGCACAAGGGCGGCGTTTCTTCTCGTCGTACCAGAGCTTCATGTATTGCGAGCCACCAAGCGGGAGCTGCGTCAGCATTTGCTCTTGCTCGTCGCGGAATTCCTCGATCTGCTCGGTCAATTGCCAGTTCATGTAGTCGCGTTTGCGCTCTGCAATGCTGGTTTTCTCTTCGGTGACGTCGCCCAAGATCTTGGTTTTGGTCGGGCCGTCAGGCGGGAACATCTCTTTGATGGCGCGGGCTGCAAAATCGATGCAGGTCTCGGCCATTACGGGGTGAACTACCTTGGATGCACCGTTGAAGTTGGCTCCGCCGGGCGCGTCATTGCCCATACCCGTGCGCTTGATGCCCTCTTCGTACTGCTTGTCGCGCTGCTTGCGTGCGTCCTTGTCCTTCTCGACCAGCTCGATGTACCGCAGGGCCATGGCGCTCAGGTCGTAGTCCTGAATCAGGTCGCTGTCAGCCAAGTTTTGGTAGAAGTCCTCGTCCTCCATCGGCCCCTTGGTGTCCATGGTGACCACCACGCTCCCGTCAGGCAGCTCTTCCAGCTCAGAGTTGGCTAGGTCAGGCATGTCAACAACCTGCGCCTCCTCTTCGCCCCCAGCTTCAGTGTCTTGGTCAGGGTTGCCGCCAACAAAGCGGTTAAATTCTGGGTCTATTGGGAATTGGGTTGCCATGGGTTATTTCCTTGTGCTATGATTTAAGTTCACATTACACGCATGGAGAGTGCAGATGGATAAATACGATCAAGCAATTGAGTTTCTGAAGGGTGTGGACCCCGGTAGTTACTTTGACGAATGTGCAGAGCTGATGGAGGAGCTTCTGGCTCAGGCTGAGGCACGCAAGCCCAAGCCTGCGCGGTTCTCGACAGAAGAGCAAGCGTGGCTAAAGCAGTCAAGTGCTGGCGCTCGGTACTACGCAAAGGCTCGTGGGATTCTGTAATCATCGCTCGTCCGCCGCCATGGCGTTGATGTTGTAGCCAAGTGCAGCAAGTGCAGCGGCGGGCGTCATGCCTTGGCGGATCAAAGCCACGGCCTTTGGCCAATCAGCCTCACTGAAGAACCTGCGGGTCTCTTGGATGTCGCCGCGTGTGCCACCCATCTTGGAGTCGCGCAGGGCCTTCGCTCGAATTGCTGAACGCACATTTTCAGACTCACCAAGGTTCTGTGACACGGTGGGGGGCAGGTCCGCGAATGCGTTGAGCATGTCGGTGGTTGCCTCACCACTGTAGGGCGCGGTGGACAGCGGGCCTTCGGGGCTGCGCTTACCAACACCGGGGACATACCCCATGGTACTCAAGCTCTTCTCTTGCGACGACGGGAAGATCTCCTCCAGCCCCTTGCTGCTCTTGCGCATCGCCTTTGACGCATCCTTGGGGTTCATAGTGGCGTCGTATGGGAACATCACAGCACCACGGTTGCTTGCCGTCACGCCAAAGCCTTGAGGGCCTACTAGCTCATTCATCTTGGCCAACTGCTCAGACGTAGGCAGCATGCCTGCGCTTGGGTCGCTCAGTGCTTCTGGGTTGAGGTCACGAGTGTCAAGCACCATTGAGTTCTTGCCCTTGGTGCTTTTCATGGTGTTGGGCAGGTTGTACGCGCCAGCCTCCTGCGCATCCATTAGGGCGCGAAACTGCTCGGCTGCGTCCATCATCCTGCGTGAGTCTGGAGCCATCAAGCCGCCACCACCCGTTGGGAAGTCCATCAAGGGGCGAGAAATTGTCATGGGGTTGGTCTCAGTACCACCAAGGCTGTTTTGGTAATACCCCTCTGCTTGGCGCGTTGGGAGCTGGCGGTAACCTAGCGCACTGTAAATGGCGTCGCGGTTGCCTGCGCCCACCTCTGGGAATTCGTTTAGTGCAGCCTCGGGCGCAGGCATGTCAAAACGACCTTCGAGGCTGTAGGCAAGCTTCTCTTCGGGCGTCATGTTCAGGGCTTGTGGGACGTGGTTCAAACGCGCCCCGGGGATCTGCTCCGCCGTGGACGACGCCGCGTGCTTGTACATGTAGTCGCGGGCGGTGTTGTTGGCGTCTTGCAGGGACATCTTGATGCCCTCTAGCTCGTCGCCTTTGTACTGGCCTTTCTTGCCCCTGCTATACAGGTCCTGCGCCTTGCCATAGACCCATGGAACTTCTTGAATGTGCGGGCCTTGCCAGTCCGTGCGGCCACCAGTGCCTGCGGTGTTGGCGCGGTCCACTTGCAGCGCGGTCTCGGCGTCCATGAACGGGTGCATGGTGTCTGACACGCCAGCCTTCCACGGGTTGCCCTGTGGGTCGGTGTAGCCCATGCCTTGGGCACGGCGGAAGTCGTTCACACCGAACAGGCCTTCGTTGGGAATGCGTGGGTCGTTCTTGTTGGCGTATTCGCCGATCTTGAAGCCCATGTTGGCTGGGCGATCTTCGGCCACGGCGCTGTCAAGATTGCGCATGCCAGCACCACGGTAAGCCATCTGGGGGTCACCAGCGTTGCGGCTATTCAGGTGCTTGAGCGCAAAGGTCAACTCTGACTCAGGGCTTACGCCTGCGGAGTAGACGCCATGCTGCTCAAGCGTGCGGGGTAACTGGTAAGGCTCGCTGCTCTCGGCGATGCCCTGCTTGGCTCGGTCGTACCATGTGCCAAGGCGCTCAGGGTCTGCAAGTCGCACGGCCTCGACAGAGTCAGCGAAGTCGGTGTCCATGGCGCGGCGCATAGCACCAAGGCCTTGGCCACTTGTCACCGTGCGGGGTGCGCCGATGTAGCCTTCTGCTGTGGGCTTGAGGTGCTTGCCTGCTCGGGCTGCTTTGAGCACTGCCTCGTCGCCTTGGTCTTCGGCCATCTTGCGGTAGACGTCAGGGGGCACAGCCACGCGCTTGCCCGTTGACTTGGCTGGCTTGGCTGCTTGGTCCTCGGGGCTTTGGCTTGCGCTTTCCTTGGCGGCCTTCTCGACCTTCTTCTGGCGCACGGCCTCTTGCTCTTGCTTCTGGCCAAACTTGTCGATCACGGCCCGCTCTTCAGGCGTGCGGACCACGATAGGCTCAACGCCCTTGGGCGCTTTGCCCATGAGCTTCTCGAGGCCTTCCTTAACGATGTTCTTGACCTTGCCACCCTTGGCCATCTCGACGTCGCCCTTGATGGCTGACTCGGGCAGGATCATCTCGCCGATCTCACCACGCACGCGGTAGCCGGGTTCGTAGGGTGTGCGCTTGGCCTTGCCCGTCTCAGGGTCGATGATCTTCTTGCTGTTCCATGGCTCGCCTTCCCACATGAGCTGGTTGCCATGACGTGATCGCTCGATGACCTCATAGGGCGCTCTGTTCTTCTTGGCGCTGTCCTCGGTGAACACTCGCTGGCCCTTGTCGTATTTGTAATCGAAGGCGTCCATCTGCTTCTTGGCTTCAGTGGCGCGGCGTCGCACCTCGTCGCCTAGCGATGTGTGGAAGTCTTGCAGGTTCGTCAGGTCCTTGGCTGCGGTGACTGGGGCCTTCATGCCAGCGGCCTCGGCTGCGCTCTCAATTGCATTTTTGGCCATGCGCTTGATTGCGCCACCACCTGCGTACTTGTAGTCCTTCTTGTTGCCATACTGAGGCTTGCGTGCCAATACCAGCGGGCCGATCTGGATGGCCTCTTCGGCTGCCGTGATGGGCTTCATGCTGCGGCGGTCGTAGAAGTAGCCATGGCGCTCTGGGTCCATACCGACCTGTGCCCACTCTGGGTGGTCGAGGTACTCTTGAGCGCGGGCCATTGCGGTCGCCTCATCCATCGGGTTCCAGTTGCCCTTGATGGTGGCGATCGTGCCCTTGGGCTTGCCTGCTGCAATGCTGAGGGCTGCCTTCTCGGACATGCCGAACGTGGGGTTCATCACGCCAGCGACGCTTTCATATCCAACGCGGTCGCCAGCTCCGAAGCCAGCGGCTTGGCGGTGAACTGCTGGAACCCACACGCCATGATCGCTGTAGGCAGGGATGTCAAGGCGCAGGCCCACTGGGTCACCAGCTTCGAGAATGCCCGAGGGTGTGCCGTACAAGTCGCGCTTGTCTGCCGTCAGTGCGTTGACTGCGTCATCTCTGCTGGCAGGCTTGGGCACAAACTCGTAGGGCTTGACGGGCTTGTATTTCTTGACGAGCTTCTCGTATTCGGCGCGGGTCATCTCGTCGCCCTGAATCTTTTGTGCGCCCTCTTGCAGCTCGGGCACGCGCTTGGTCACGTCCTTGAAGTGCATGTTGATGCGGTCGACCATGGGCTTTAAGCCATCGACCACGCCCTCGACTGCGTCCTTCACAGCCTTCTTGACTGCGCCGCCCTTGGCGTAGGCTGGGCCTTCAATGATATGGCCACCGTCGGCCATGTCAGGCACGGTGCTGAACACCTCACCACCAGAGGCAAACTTCTGCACCTTGCCGTGCCAGACGTGCTCACGGCCCCTGTGAGAGGATGGAACGCCACCACCAGCCATGGCCCACTCTTTGAGGGACTGGCTCTTCTTGGGAACCGAATCGGTTTCGATTAGCTTTAGCTTCGGTAAGTCAATGGTCTTGAGTTTCTTGAGCATGTTCTTGCCTGCCTTAAATGTGCTGTAGCCGCCGGGGATCAGGCCTGCTGCCGCGCCAGCGGTCTCGGCGGCTGCGTCAATGTAGTCACCGCGCTTGACCGAATCGCCTGCGTGGCCAAGGTCGCGAGCGCCTTCCTCAAGTCCCATGGTGGTCCCGACGAACGGCACGAAGTCAGCAATGCCCATACCCATGGGCAGGTTGCTGCTGTCGCCGCCTGTGATGGTCTGTGCGTGCTTGCGGGCTTTGTAGCGGTTGACACCTAAGCCCTCCATGCCGCCTTGGAGTGCTGAGGCCATACGCTCTCGTATGGTTGGGTCGTATGCCCGCATTTCGTCAGCCATGATCAGTGCCTTTCGCTTGTACCCCTGAATCATAAACGGTGGCATCTGTCAAGTCCACCCTCTGATTCAGCCAGCGCTCGAACATGTCACGCGCCCAGTCCTTGTCGACAGGCTCATTCCATGAGCTTATCAACTCAAAGCGATTGGCGCACATTTCGACGCGGGCAGTTTGGTTAGATTGCATATGGGTTCACCCTTCGTACTCGGCCAGTGTCGGCGTAATCGTCTTCGTCCCATGTGTCGTCGGGCAGCGGGTCGATGTCCAGCCAGCCAGCGTCGCGCAGGTAGCGCAGGGCTTGGGTGCAGGCGTCCACGAGGTCGTCGTGCGTGGTCTCAGGGAATGAGCAGATCTGGCTCACGAAGCCCTCGGCCCAGTCCTTGACGTAGCCCTTGCGGTTGTCGCTCTCAGGAATCCACACCCGGCCTCGGGCGATGACGTTGGACACAATGTTCAGGCGCTGGAGCTTGTCCGCCCTGCCGGGGTTGTAGGCGCGGACGGGCAGGTGGGCACGTTGCAGGTCTTGGATCAACGAGATGCCCGCCGACTTGTCCTCGATCAACAGCAGGTCAACGCGCTTGCGGTCCTTGCCCTCACCGAAGACGGTCTCGTACTCCTCGATCACCTTGGGCCTCAAGTCAGGGTACATCATGCGCTCCTGCCAGCAGTCGATGATCATGGCCGACATGGGGCCGTCCTGCGGCTTAAACACCCCGAAAGTAATGCAAGCGGTCGGGTCGTTCTGCGCCTTCTCTGATGTGGCCACATCGTAAGACTGCAAAATGTACTCGAACTTGGGGAAAGCACGTCCTGCGGGCCAGAGCTTGAACATGTCGCGCTTGACGATGCCGCCCTCCTCGGGGTCGATGATCTCGGCGTAGATTTCCTGCCGCCCGAGCTTCGTGCCCTCATAAGCAAGGATCTGCTTTCTGAAGTTGTCGGACAGGTTGCCAAGGTTGGCGTAGGTCGAGGCGGTGGTCACCACCACGTCGTCACCCTCGCGGCCCATCAGCTCGATGATCAGGTCCTTGGGGCGGGGCGTCGTCGTGCAAATCATGCGGGTGCGCTTGCCCAGTCGCATTCCGAACTGGATC